CTAAGCACGTAGCTGACAAAATCTTCGTTACCCATAAAAAATCTCCTTAGAAGCTATATTATCACTATAGCTCCAAGGAGATCTTTTGTCAACCGTTTTTTTACTTTTTTGTATTTTGATTTACAAAATCATACATCTTTTGAGCGGTCTCAAGGACCTTATCAAGACCAGGGAATTCAGGGGCAGTTACCTTAGTAACAATTTTACCTTCTGCATCCTTTTCTTGCGAGACTTCCCAACCAAGAAGCTTGGCTTTGTATTCTTCAATGACTAGCTTTTCAGCAAGTCCTAAGATATCAGAACGAATCTCGTACCCATTCTTGTTAAACTTAACTTCGGGTAGACCCGGAAACTTATTCTCGCTCATTGAATGACTCCTATTAAAAAACAGTTATAATAAATGCGTAAGTTAGAATCATCATTGTTGACAATGTGGTTAAGAACCCGATTCGTGACGCATATAGTGATCTATTTGTCATTACTTTTCTTTCTTCGTTGTGTTAAACATAGCCTTTGCAGCTTCCTGCATAGACTTTGCGGTTTCTGTATAAAATGATTTATCAGTAACAGTTTTATGCATATTGCTGGCAGTAGTAAAACTAACATCAATTGCTTTCTTAGTATACTCAGTTTGAGCATCCACAAATTCGTTCATTGTCTTTGATAGACCTTCATGCTTTACAAAGGTATCAACAAAAATCTTCTTTGAAGTTTGGATAGCGTCAACGGTATTATTGACTACGGTAGCTAACATATCATCTACTCCTTAGTTGCAACGACCGAGAAGGTCTCGGCTGTCAAAAAACTCAGCCTTGCTAAGACCTTGGCTGCGGTCCTTATCAGCATAGTTAAAGAACTTAGGCTGAGTGCGGCATCCTGCGGCAGTCAATTCAGTAAGTGTGATTTCCCCGTTAGTGTCTGCGTCAAGCTTAGTGAACAATTCGTTCTTCCAAGCGAGGGCTGGGGTTGAGAGTGTAAGAGCCGCTAAAAGGCTAACTGCAATATTTTTCATAATTTTTCTCCTGTGTGTGTTGTGTAACTTAGTGTTTGGCTAAGCATATTATTTATGCTGCAAGTGCGAACATAAACAATAACTATTTAACCGAATCTAGGTAGCTTTGAAAGTCACCGTATAAGGTCATCATCATCGCTATTCTATGGTCATATAGTTTAATATACGGTTGTTTCTTGCCATTGTCAAGCAGTTTAACACCGATGTAGTACGGACATTTGACCTTTTTATCAAGTATCAATGTATACTTCCCCCAACTACTTCCCCCTGTAGTACCTTTGGGAGGAGTAAAGTTGAAGTCATAATAAGCTATCTTAGCTTTATCAAATGCGACCATACCAGCATCAGTAAGTCGTAATCCGGATCCAATTCTACCTGTAACAAACCACTCAAATACTAACTTATCCGGTGCAACATCCTTCCAAGGAAAATCTGGATCATCCTTAGCTTCATTTAGTATTAATTTTACTATTTCAATTTTGGTCTTGGGATAAGTCATCGGGGTAGACCGTTCTACCGCTGTTCATAAACACGACGGTAAACTTATCAGACTTGAATTGTGCATTTAGTTTGCGACAAAGATTACGTGCATGTCCCGGATTTGAAAAGCTTGTTTTCTTGTATTTAGGCGCAACGTCATTAGCTAAGTAATGTGAAGATTTCAAGTTGATTGGCTGATCGTCATAGAACACCGCCCAAATGCCAGCAGCTTCTACAATCTGATCGCACTTGTAGGTCTTTTTATCTACGTACTCTACTAGTACATTTGGTTGTGTTCTACTCATTTAAACGAGCCGCCTTTAATCTCTACCTGTATAACTTCGTCATTTACATTACTTTTATCGGTTTGTGATAGCTCGTGTAAGTCTGATAACAGTTTGGTCACTTCGTCACGTAATCCACGTGCGTCGGATATAGGCAAAACCACATCTTTCGACTGTTTGGATTCGACCAACGACATTTTATCGATGAAGCGTTTAATGTGTATCATCATAGATATTTATCTTACTTTTAGCTTCCGATTCAGTTTTAAAGGGACCTTCATACGGATAACGTTGGATAAAGATGTATTTAGGACAAAAAGCAATCACTTTGGTACCATTTTGATCCATAACAAAGTATCCTGCTGCGTGAAGGCACTTCGATTTCCTTGTTTTAGTGAACAAATGAAGTCCACGCTTAACGTCACATACCGAATTGTATACTCTAGCAGTTGTAGGGTATTCCGGATAGGGTACTGGTACCTTAGATGTTTGCTTTAAATTTGCAAACTTTATCTGTGTTTGCTTTTTAAGTTCTTCGGTGTTGTTGAACTGAAGGAAGGTGCCGTTTAACTGCACCCCGTATCCAGCATTGTTAGCTTCGATATTACCAACCTTTTTCTCACCATCAGTGACAATCCAGAATTGGTTCTTAACGATTGGCTTTGCTACTAGTTCAGTCATGTGTTTCCTTTGTTAACATTTTAAATAAATCTTTCTTATGCTTAGGTTGCCAATACTTTGCATCTAGGCCACATTGCCCGTGTCGCCGAGCAATGCTACAATACGGCAGCTTAGCCTTTACTTTCATTGGACCAAGAACTATATCATCAACTATTGTTTTTGACTCAGGAAATTTGGAGCATTTGTAGTTAGTATCATATACTGCTACAAGACCATTCAACGTGAAAATCCTGTCAACCATAGACATAGTAGAATGCTTGCAATCTTTGCACGAAAAAAGTTCTTTAGCCATTGAGTACGCCCTTATATGGACTGTTGAGCCACTTTGCGTAAGCTTCACCCTGTTCACTTAGGCGAGTGAGTTCGTACTTACCACAAAACTTCATAAAGTGAAGTCCTACGCCAGCAGTAACTTCTGTGCGGACATCCTCACGAATGACGTTATCAACAGCCGCCTTGATATCTTCGGGCTGTGCTGTAAGGTCAATCAACGTGCGATTACGTTCATAATCATCCTTGACGCGGTGCTCAACATCGTCGTGGTCTACCCAGCGTTGAAGCAAGAAGTTATTCCAGTGAAAGCCTTGCTTAGTGCGGTCTTCGAATGCTTCTTTGATGCCAACAGAATTCTTAGAACCCTTCTCACGCACACCGGGATAAGCACTGAATACATTGTCAGTTGCGTCACCACGAATAATCTTCTTGAACAAAAGATACTCAGGATCCTCAAGCAACTTGTGTTCGCCAGTCTTCTTGTCTTTGATAGGCTTGCCGCGGTCATTAAAGTAACCGTCAAGCTTAATCAACTGACCAGCAACACCATTATACTGATGTACGTTTTCAGCAATCAACTGCACAAAGTCAGTGTCACTAGAAATAATGAAGTGTTCGTCATCGGGATGTAATGCAACGAACCGAGCAATGATATCGTCTGCTTCTGCGTTGGGAACACGCAATACACTAGTGTTAGTCTTCTCACGAAGGAACGTGGTAAACGCTTCATACGTTTCCCAAAACATCTTGTTTTCTTCTACTTCACGTTCAGTCATCGCAGACTCATCAAGCTTACGATTTGCCTTGTATGGTTGATAGAAGTCTTTGCGCCAACTGCGGCCCTCAAGACAGAACACTACATGGTCAACGCCGAACATACGCTGAACCTGATTGACAGAGGACATTGTTAAGTGCATAGCCATACCAATCTTCTCCCACGTATCAGTGTTGCGATTAGCAACATGCCGAGCGCGGAAGAAAGTATTAGCTGTGTCAATAAGAGCGTATTTCATGTGGTACTTTCTCTGTTAATATAGACATATATTACACTATATATTAGCAGTTGTCAAGCCTTATCTTCAAAATTAGCAGAAATGTTATCTAACCAAGTCAATTTATCAATTCGTGCCTGCATCTTTTGGTACATTAGATTATCTCGTTCTATCAAAATACAGTTTCGGTCTAAGTTATGCGCCGCTACCCCAGTAGAACCACTTCCTGCAAAGGTATCCAATACCAAATCACCCTTGTTGCTCAAGAGTGCAATAAAGTATTCAAGGAGTTCTACTGGCTTCTGCGTAGGATGAAACTTATCTTTGCCTAACCCACCGCTGTATGTTATTGTGTTAGGAATGACGCACTGAACTAGATCATTTTCAGTCTTGCGAGAATCCAACATCTTCCTAGCTTCTTTTTCAGCAGCCTGAAAAATCTTAGAAAGATTGTCTGTGTTCTCTGCATCTTTGACTAGCTTGTATACAATACTACTAATCTTGTCAGCAGCAGCATAACGTTCAACTATGCTACCTCGGGTAGCATCTGAATTGAATGTACGTTTTCCACCTGGTTTAATACCAAATAATACATACTCACACGCACTGACTGGATTTACCTTACGATTGAATGGTACCGCTGCTGGCTTTTTCCAAGTCCAAATCCGTTTAGGCTCAAATCCGGCTTTCTCCATAGATTGCCAAAGATAAGAAATATACTGATCCGAAATGAATACTGCAAATGTGCCTCCCTTACGAATCTTTTTGAACCAGGCTTCTGCCCACTCATCCATCTGTTTGACAAATTCGTTATGGTCTACACTATCCCAATCTTCATCAAAGTTCTCGCTGAACTTTTGACTGTGAATAGAATTTTTGTTCTCTCCTGTTTTAGGGTCTACCCATACAGGATTTGCACCGTCCTCACTGATATTGTAGGGAGGGTCAGTTAGAAGCAAATCAACAGAGTTATCTTCTACGTTGCTCAATTGCTCAAGCATATTACCGTTTAAAACTTTAATCATTTTAATCCTTCTATGGCAGGCCAATTATTCTTACTATTAGAGGCATTACTATGGTAACGAATGTCCCACGTATCATATGTAGTGATTACTTGGCTAGAAATCAATATCTTGCCTGTGGAATTATCGTAATTAAAAAATTCGAAAATAATCTTACTGTCAGATTTTTTCAACATCTTACGTGCAAGATTAGTGAAGCTTGTCTCGTTATGTGAGGTATAATATCTTGCCCAAATAGTAAACAGCGTGAAAAGCAATGGATTGTAGTTACCCTGTTCATACGTTGATTTATTTTTTGGTTTTGGAATCCCCAAACGGTTGCCATTCTGCGATGATTGAATATCACTAACATATTCATCCCAAGTATGGGTCGTTGTATAGGTTAATATATTCCCCTCAGTGAAGCCTTGAAGCTTTTGCTTCCACCAATTAATTTCGGGGCAATCAGGTGCAGCGTGTTCGAAAAGTGCATACTCATCACGATTGTACCAAGCCTTAAACATACGCTCAATGTTACTGTCACCTAACTTGTCGATATGGCTAGCAATTTCGGTGTTGTCACATATACGATATCGGCTCGACCCCTTGTCTCCCTTTGCACTGATAGGTATGTCGCTATGATAAAAATCAAAATCTGATTGATTACTAGCAGCAGGAAAAAGAATGGTGCCACCCTGTTTAACTAATCTGTTGAAAGCTAGTGCTACCTCACCAAAATCACTAGTGATCTTACTTTTATCGGTTGAATTACACAACGTATTAGTGAGAGTAATATTAGTATCGTTTTCGATTGCATCCAATATATTGATGCAAGAAACTACTGTCTCTGCGTTTGTACCACAACTGTTGAGTCCTGCGATGATATCTTGCTTTAAGATTACAGGGTCAGAGTAAACTTTGTTTTCTATTTTCAAATTGTTAGGTGCTAAAATTTTCTGTATTACGCTATTGTTGCAATCAACTTTTATAAGCACATTTCCTGATGGACATAGAACTTCATAAATGCAATTAAAAAATCTAGAGGCTCCAGTGATTGGATAATTCGCAACACTGACTTGATTATATGTCAGACTTTGGTTGTTCAGAA